TGCCTCAAGGGAAAAGTGGGGGATTTGAGAAGTTAAAAACAATATTTAGCGACGAAGAAAGTAAAGCTAATGGTATCTATAGTTTTGATTTTACAGAAGAGGATATCAAGAGAAGCGAACTTGTTAAATTTATTGTTAAAAAACTAAAACACCTTTCTCCAACCTTGAGAGTATAAATATTTAGTTAATACGGCTGAAAACTTGCGGACGTTTTTTTCTGATTTATCCCAAAAAAAGGCATGAGCAAACTCTTCTATAGTAACAGACATTTCTCTTCTTGGGAGAAGATCAGCTTCTATAATTATCTCTGGGTTTTTAATATCTGGAGAATCACAAAGTCCTTCAGCCTTTTCTTTAATATTAATGTTTTCTTTTTTTACTTTGTAACTTTTGCCCTTATCTGTTTTGAATTCAAAACATTTAATTGGTTTTTTAGGCATATAAATTATAATTGTTAATATGAAGACATATTGTCAGAAATGTGGTTCAGGTACGGAGTATTCTTTCGACAAACCTAAGTTTTGTGCGAGTTGCGGAAGTAGTTTTTCTAGTGCTCATAGTTTTATAAAACCTACTAAAACAGTTAATTATAATAAAGTTACACTAAATCAAAACGAAGAGGAGGTAAGTGAGGAAAAGGTGCCAGATATAAGAAATTTGGACTTTGAAATAGAAGTAAGACCAAACAAAGGAACACCAATTGGAAATCTAGCTGGAACAAGAAACGAAATGTTTTCAGACCCAAACAAGGAACAAGTAAACTTCAACAAACAAGATATGCTAGAATCTTTTCGAAAAGAAGCTGGATTTTACCCATCCAGACAAATAATTAATGAAGAAGAAGAGTAAACAAAAATTTGAAAATTATATCCATTTAATAGATACTGAAATAAATAAAAGAAAAAACAAGTGGAGTTTGTCAGCGCTGAATTGGATTGATTTTGAAGATGTTTCTCAAATTATTAGATTTCATATTTTTAAAAAATGGAATCTCTATGATTGTAGTAAACCTATCTTGCCTTGGGTAAACAGGATCATCTCTAATCAAATAAAAAATTTGATAAGAAATAACTATGGAAATTATGCTAGACCTTGTTTGAAATGTGCTGCGGCTTTGGGTGAAAACGGATGTAGGATTTATGGGGCTCAAAATGTTGGTTGCCCAATGTTTAAAAATTGGTTTAAGACAAAGAAGAATGCTTATAATTTAAAAATGGCAGTGTCTATAGAAGATCACTCTTTTGAAATAAATAACCAACAACACAATGAAGTAAATGTAGAGAGGGCAGCTCAAAATCTACATTTAAAAATGAAAGAAATACTAAAGCCAATAGAATGGAAAGTGTATGAATTATTATATATTAATCACAAAACAGAAGAGCAAGTGTGTCGCTTGTTGAATTTTAAATACGATAAAAAAGGAAAGTCCGCCTACAATAAACAACTTCGAAATATACAAAAATCTATAATAAAAAAAGCAAGAATGTGTCTGAGTGATGGGGATATTGATATATGAACGACATAGAACTAAAAGATGAGCAAAAGCTTTTGATAATTAAAACTTGGAATGACAATAAAGAAAACCCACCAAGTCTTCAAGAGCTTACTCAAATAGCATTTCCAGATGTTCCCAATATCGATGGCAGAAGCAAGTATGGCAAAGCAGTAAAAAATTTCTTAGCATCAAGAGAGCTTAAGGTAAAAACTAAATCAGAATACACGCCCAAAGACAGACTTGAATTCACTCAAGAACAAAAAGATTTTATATCTAGTCATGCTGCAACAATGAGTTTTGTCGAGATAGCTAGGAATCTTTTCAATAACTACGCTTTATCTAATTTATCTATAGAATCTAGAAGCGTAGAAGAGTATATAAATACTCTACCAATACAAATAAGAACATTAAATACAGACACTTCTGAAGAAGATTCTCAATCACAGGAAGAATACAAGCCACCCAAGAATATAGAAAGAGCTTTATTCAGAGTTAATAAATATGTTCTTGATGGAATAAATAAAGATAAGATAACAACTAAACAAAAAAAAGATTTAACTTCTCTTATCTCTTATTTGCATACTTATAGATTTCTGCATCAAATAGGAACATACACAGAGTCTGTGGATAGAGATCTTTTTGAGAGTAGTTTTATCCGTTATACTTATGATAAATGTGATTTAACTCAAGAAGAGGTTGATCAATACATTGTTCTAGCAACTGAAGTAGTTATTTCTTCAAATATACAAGAAACCATTCAAACTCTTCAAGAACAAATAGACATGGAAGTTGATTCTGGAGGGAAAATTCCAATGACTCTTGTTGAGGCCGTTACTTCTGCAAGAACAGAATATAATCAAAGCGTTACTCGCCAGCAAAAACTACTGAATGATCTCAAAGTCAAAAGAAGTGAAAGACTACAGAATCAAGTAAAAGAAAACGCCTCCATTTTAAATCTTGTGCAGATGTGGAAAGATGAAGACACAAGAAAAGAAATGATAAAGATGTCAGAAATGAGAAGAGAAGTTTTAAAAACTGAAATCGGAAGACTATCATCTATGGATGACATCAAAGCAAGAATATTTGGACTTACAGAGGAGGAAGTTCTAGATGGTTAAATGCAAAATCTGTAACGAAAATTTTGATGGCGACAAATCTTTTCATAGTCACCTGAAAAGCCATAAACTAAGAATGGTTGAGTATTATCAAAAATACGAACCTCGTTACGATTTATTGACTGGAGAATTAATCAACTTTAAAAACAAAGATTATTATTTTACGAATGATTTCAATAACAAAAATAATTTAAAAAAGTGGCTAAAACAACAATCTTCCGAAAAACAAAAAGAATATTTATCTAAATTCTTATCTCAAAGAAAAGAAAAACACAATTTGATATATGCTCCATCAGAAGTTGAGCTGAGATCAGTAACAAGTCCGCCTATTCCTTTTTACGAGGAGACTTTTGGTAACTATTATAATTACTGTTCTGAATTGGGATTAAAAATTAAATACGAATACCCATCTAAAGAATTAAAATATTCTCCGAAAGATGGATTTTGTATTTTTGTTGATTCTAGAGAGCAGAGTCCACTAGTAATTGATTATCCGACAGAAGTAAAAGGCTTGAAATTTGGAGATTACGCTCTGAATGACCCTGATAATAAATGTTATATAGAAAGAAAATCCATATCTGATTTCATAGGAACACTTAGTGGCGGTTATGAGCGTTTTTGTAGAGAAATAGAAAGGTCTTTAGCTGCTGATGCTAATTTAGTTGTTTTAGTCGAGAGATCTTTGCAAGAGTGTCTGAGTTTTCAGTATTTAAATTATGTTTCAAAAAAGATAAGAGTAACTCCTGAGTTTGTATTTTTCAACGTAAGAGAAATTATACAAAAATATCCTTCAGTTCAGTTTCTATTTGTAGACGGCAGGCAGGAATGCGTTAGAGTTATGAAAAGAATATTTTTTAGCGAAGGAGAATTTAAAAAATATGATCTTCAATTGATGTATGATTTAAAACTACTATAATATGTGGCACGAAGGAACAAAGTACAAAAAGAAACTAGAGAATGTAAACGAAATCTACAAGCTTCTAGAGGGAGAATTAGAAGATAAGGAAGCTAAGATTTCTTTAGCCAAGTTTCTTCGCCAAAATCTTTATCTTACAACTTATTTATTGACTGGAATAAAACTAGCTCCTTATCAAGAGATTACTTTGAAAGGAATGTTTAATAGAAATTTTTCTATGTGCGTCTGGGGCCGTGGTTGTGCTAAGTCTTTTATTGCCAGTGTTTATTGTGTCTTACAATGCATCTTTGAACCTAATACTAAAATACTTATTGCAGGACCAACCTTTCGTACAGCAAGAGCTATATTTAATAATATAGAAAAAATGACTGAGAGCAAAGGCGCTGAACTATTAATGCAAGCCTTTGGAGCCAAAAGCAAAAGAAACGATTTATATGAATGGGATATTAATGGTGGATCTATTAGAGCGATACCTCTTAGCGGCGAAAAAATTCGTGGTTTTCGCGCTAACATTCTAGTATTAGACGAATTCCTTCTTTTACCCGAAGAAATAATTAAAAATGTATTGATGCCATTCCTTGTTGCTCCTCAAGACATGAAGAGACGCATAGACATTCGTGAAATGGAAGATCTATTAATCAAAGAAGGCAAGATGAAAGAAGAAGACCGGATGGTTTTCTCTAATAACTCTAAAATGATAGCTCTTTCTTCAGCTAGTTATACATTTGAAAATTTATATAAGACTTACCAAGAGTGGATAAATCAAATAACTTCAGCAGATAAAGGAGAGTCTTCTTATTTCGTTTCTCAATTAGGTTACGAAGCTTTGCCGCCAGAAATGGTTGACAAAACAATTATTGAAGAAGCGCAAAGTGGTGGCACTTCTCATTCTGCTTTTTTAAGAGAGTACTGCGCCCAATTCACAGATGGATCAGATAGTTATTTTAGCGCTAAAAAAATGGAAGAATGCACCCTGAAGGATGAATATCCTCATACTTTAATCAGAGGCACTCCGGGAAAAAAATATATTGTAGGAATTGACCCTAACATGAGCGATTCTCCTAACGCTGACTATTTTGCAATAGCAGTAATGGAACTAGATGATGAAACCGGGATTGGAATTTTAGTTCATACTTATGCAGGACTAGGTAATTTAAATAATCATGTTAAATACTTTGGGTATATCATGACAAATTTTAATGTTGTTATGATTGTGTCAGATAATGCAGGCTCAGATATTTTTATAGACACCTGCAATCAATCCGACACGTTCAAAGATAACAAAATAAATATTAAAACACTTGAATTTACTTCAGAATCAGAAGGATCAGAATACGAAGCTCAATTAAAACAAGCTAAATTACAATACAACTTGTCTGAAAAGAAAATCGCTTTTAGCCAAGTCTTTTCTTCTAACTTTATCAGAAAAGGAAATGAATATCTTCAAGCCTGTATTGATTACAAAAAAGTTTTATTCGCTTCTAGAACCTGTTCTAATGAAAAGTTTTTTTCAGAAATAATAGACTCAAAATTACCTAGAGAATTAATATTTATTGGAGATAAAAAAGATTGGACCAATTTAGATTTCATAGAAAATCAAGATGATTTTATTTATCAAACAAAAAAACAGTGCTCTCTGGTTGAATATACAACCACAGCTAGAGGCATGCAAAATTTTGATCTGCCTCAACATTTAAAAAGAGGCTCTTCAGCAACAAGAGCCAGAAAAGATAATTACTCTGCTTTTATGTTGGCAAATTGGGGAGTTAAATGTTATAATGATATAATGAAACAAACTGAAGAAACTAATACATTTACGTTTACTCCAGTTATGTTTTAGTGTAATCTTTATATATCATGCCAAATTTAATTAGAAGGAAGCAGGTAGATCAGACGGAGTTTTCAGGTTTCTTTGTTGAAGTCGGAAATGCTAATTATTACTCAGCTACTTCTAATCCTTCTGGTTATATAAATCAAAGTCAATTAAATTCTGCTACTGGAACATTAAATACAAAAATAGATAATGCTTCAGGTTTTTTAGCTAATAATACTTTAGCCACAGGACAATACGCTGCTTTATATACAAATTCTGTAAGCGGAGTTTTGGCTAATGTAATATCATCAACAGGATCTTCATTAACATCTTCTATTAACTCTTTAAGCGGTTATTTAGTTTCTTCAACGGGAACTTTAAACGCTAGAATAACTGGAGTTAGCGGAACCCTTGACTCAAAAATAAATACATTAAGTGGATATTCTACAAATTATACTGATTCAGTTTCTGGAGTTTTAGATACCAAAATAACTAATGCTGCAAACGCTACAACAATAAATAATATTGTTAGCGGAAATAATTTTAATTTTACAGGAACTAAAGTTTTTAATTCTCCGAGTACTTTTCAAAGAATAAATTTAAGCGGAGTAGGAACTCCAACTTCCGTATCTATCGTAGCTTCTTCTGGATCTGTTTCTATTGTTGGAACAGGTGGAACATTTATTTCTTTCATAGAAACTGGAACTTCTAATTCTTTATGGTCCGTAGCAGATTCTGCTGGTATTCCTATGTTAGAGCTTTTTGATGATTATACTCTTGTTCTTGGTCATTCAAGCAACAAGTCTATAGTTTTAAGCGGAATAAATGGCTACGTTATGATGCCAAATTTACCAACAAGCTCTGCTGGTTTAGCGGCTGGAACAATTTATAGAGATGGAAATACTTTAAAAATCGTGTAAGGATAAAAAATGAGAAAAAAGAAAAATCAAGAAATAATGCCAATGATGACTTCTTATGCTGCGACAGCATCAGAACCAAGTCCCGTAAATGCTAGAAGAAATCTAGCAGGCACTATTGAAAGGTCAGATCGATTTCACAATATTGATTATGGCCTTGTCCCTTTTAAGTATTCTAACAACTTACAGAACAAAAGCACTCTAAACGTAAGAGACGCTGTAATACTTTGCCAAAAAGCATATTATAATTTTTCTTCTTTTAGAAATGTCATTGATTTAATGACTGAGTTTTCTTGCAGTAAATTATATTTTACTGGAGGAACAAAGAAATCCAGAGATTTTCTAGAAGCTTTATTTAAAAAAATCAATATTGAAAATTTTATAGATAAGTTTTTTAGAGAGTATTATCGTTCTGGTAATGTTTTTATTTATAGATTTGATTATAAAGTTACTCAAGACGACATAAATAAAATAACACAAATTTTTGGTAACGAATCTTTAGCTGCCACTCAATTAAAACTTCCATCTAAATATATGATATTAAATCCTGCTGATATTCAGTATGGAGGTAATATTTCTTTTGTGGGTGGAAATTATTATAAAATTTTAACAGATTACGAATTGCAAAGATTACGCAATCCAACTACAGAAGAAGATAGAGAAGTGTTAAGAAGCTTAGATGAGCAAAATAAAGCAAGAATACAAAAGAAAATGCTCTCTGGCGCAGGTGCTTATATAATGATTCCTTTAGATACGGAAAGAGTTAGCGCTGTATTCTATAAAAAACAAGATTACGAGCCTTTTTCTGTACCTATGGGCTTTCCAGTTCTGGAAGACATAAACTGGAAACAAGAAATGAAAAAGATGGACATGGCTATTACTCGCACTACTCAACAAGCAGTGCTTTTAATTACCATGGGTAGTGAATTAAAGAATGGCACATTAAATATAAATCAAAAAAACATAGAAGCCATGCAAACTCTTTTCCAAAATCAATCCGTTGGAAAAGTATTAGTTTCTGATTTCACAACAAAAGCAGAATTTATTATTCCTGATATTGCTGGTATCTTAGATCCTAAAAAATATGAAGTAGTAAACACAGATATTCAGCAAGGTTTAAATAATATTTTAGTTGGAGATGAGAAGTTTTCAAGCACAAGCATAAAAGTAAATATTTTCTTCCAAAGATTGGAGCAAGGCCGACAAGCTTTCTTAAATGACTTTTTAATTCCAGAAGTAAAGAGACTTTGCAAAGATTTAGGGTTCAAAAATTTCCCAGTGCCTCATTTCCAAGAAATTGATATTAAAGACCCATCTGTTTGGAACCGCGTTTCGGCTCAGTTGGTTCAACTTGGAGTTCTTACTCCTGAAGAAGGTGTTCAAGCTATTGAAACAGGAAGACTGCCAGAACCTGACGAGTCTCTTGAATCTCAAAGAAAATTTAAATCTTATAAAGATGAAGGACTTTATTCTCCTGTTGTGAATGCGGCAGGAGCAGGAGGAGCTGCTACTACAGGTAGACCTCCGGGGTCCTCGTCCCCTCAAACCACAAAGAACACTTCTCCAGTTGGTCAGAAAAAAGCTCCAGCAATAGCTTCTTATTCTGCTAAAGGAGTAGCAAAAGCCTTTGAGAGTTTTGAGAAACTAGAAAAAGATGTAGAAATTTTTATTAAAAATAAACACAAGAAAAAAACTCTAAACGAACAACAAAAAAATGTAGTTCAAGAAATAGCTAAAGCAATTTTTATAGATCAAGAACAAGAAAATTGGAATAAATCTATAGAAAATTACATCTCTGGAAATTCTCAAATAAATGAAGATTCTCTAAGAAAAACGAAGATAAAAACGATTGCCGAAGAGCATTCAGTAGATTTATTTTTCGCTGCTGTATTAAATACAAGTCAAATTTCTCTGTAATTTGTGTAATTTAAACGTATAATCTAGATGAAATTAGATATTATAGAGGCTGAACAAAATAAGCCACAGAAGCAATCCGTGCTTTTTGTGGACTTTTCCGATCAAGACGCTGGTTCAGTCGCTAGGGATGGGGCGACTGCCAAGGTAGAAACCGATAGGAGTAAGGCGGATAAGGTTGAAATTGAAATAGAGGCTAAGAGGCCCGGTCCTAAAAGCTCAGCTCAAACTCCAGCTAAGCCTTCAGAAAAAAGGAGTGGCTCTTCTAAAAATAAAGCTGGATCAGCAGGAGAGAATTCAGGAGATGCTATTACTTTTTCAAAAAAAGTCATAGAAGCTCTTCAAAATAAAGTTAAGGAGCATAATTCTAAAAGCTCAAGAAAAGTTACCCTTTCTCAATTAAAGAAAGTTTATCGCAGAGGCGCTGGAGCATTTAGCTCTTCTCATAGGCCCGGCAAAACAAGAGGACAATGGGCCATGGCTAGAGTAAATATGTTTTTGAGAATGATGAGCGGAGGAAAAGTGAAGGACGCTTATAGAAAAGCTGATCAAGATGTCGCTAAAGGTTCTAGTATTTTAGATATTTCTGACTCTTGGGAGCCAAAAGAAGAGGATTTTGCTTTGGCTCTTTTAGATTTAGAAGTAATTGGAGATTTTCAATTTGATTCCGTTGATGAACTTTATTTAGACGATGAACAAGAAGCAGAAAAATGGTATGAAATATAATTATGAACTTTAAACACACAACAACATTTAGCTCTGTATTAAAACCACTTGTTTCCGAGGAGAAAGATAGATATTTAGCACTAGCTTCACTAGTTGAAGTTGGAAACTTTATACCTGAAATTGATACAGATAAAAATGTAGATCTTCTTCCTGTTGCTTTTAATGCTGCTGTTGTCAATAGGGTAAATAGAAATGGAGATGTTATAGATACTGAGACAGCCCTAGCTTCTTTCAAAAATTTCATAAATAAACCAATTAATTTAGAGCATAATAGAGAGAAAATAGTTGGTGTTATTTTAACTGCTGGTTTTAGTGAGTTTGGAACAGACACAATTTTAACTGAAGATCAAGTTAAGATGTTGAAGGGTCCATTTAATATAACTCTAGGTGGAGTTATTTGGAAAATAGCTAATCCTAATCTAGCTTCAATGATAGAAGATTCTAGTGACGCTACTAGTTCTAACTATCAAAAGATTAGTGCTAGCTGGGAACTTGGATTCAATGACTATAATGTAGTAGTCATAGAGGGAGAGTCCAAAAATATAGAAGACGGTTTGGAAATAACTAGTGGAACCGAAGATTTTGAGGTTGCTAAATCTAGCCTTCGCGCTCTTGGAGGTTCTGGAAAAATAGATAAAACAAAATCAGTTTATCGAAAAGTTATTGGAAACGTTGTTCCCCTTGGCATTGGATTAACCGAAAATCCAGCTGCTGACGTTAAAGGAGTAGCAACAGTCAATATCGAAAACGTTAAACAAGAAGAGCCTGAAGAAGAAAAATTAGAAGAAAATATTTCCAAAATTGAAAATTTAAATGTAAATAATGATATAGATAATAAAATTATGAAAATTACTAGTCTCAAAGATATAACTGACGAAAGCTTGAAGCAAGCGTCAGCATCTCAAATTTCCGATCTCATCGAACAAGAGCTAAAATTGGCTTCCGAAAAATTCGCTGCCGAAAAAGCTTCTGTTGAAAACGAACTCAAAGCAACTAAAGAAAATTTAGATTCTTTGGTAGCTAATCAAGAAGCTCTTTCCAAGGAAATCGCTGCTTTGAAAGAAGCTCTATCAACCGCTGAAGCTGAGAAGCAAAAGATTTTAGCTACAGAGAAATTCAATGAAAGAATGAGCGCTTTCGATTCTGAATACGATCTCGATGCGGATACAAGACAAGTTCTAGCCTCTGACATTGCCAGCATGGACGATGAGGCTTTTGCTGCCTATAAAAATAAAATGGCAGTATTTCTTAAAAACAAAAAGAAAGGTGAAAAGCCAACTCAAGAAGACTCTAAGGAAGACAAGAAGGAGATGAAAGCTTCTGTTGAGCAAGTTATTGAAGAAGTAACGGATAAAGCCGAAAAAGAAGAGGTTAAAATATCTAATACTACTTCAGCTTCTTCGAACTCTCTTTTTGAAAAATATAAAAACGCTTTCGATTACGACAGTTTCGTAGTCAAAAATAAATAAAACAAAATAAAGGACAAATATGGCTTACAAACTAAGACCTTTTAGAGATTATGACGAGCATGATGTTTTAAATCTGTTCTCATACGACACAACTGGTTTAACAGCTGGTTCAATCAACGTAGGTGCAGGCACCTTAGTTAAGATTGCTACCGGTTGGAAAAACTATGACTCGGGTGTAGAACTCGGCGGTGGATTAGAATTCATTGGCGGAGCAGGTACACTTCAACCCACAAATGTAGTTTCTCAACGTTACGGCGTAACCGCTAAAGTAGTTTCTTCCACCACTGGTGAAACCCCAGTAGGAATGACTCTTTACGGAGTTAGAGATGCTGACGAAAACGGAGAACTCCTCAAGTATAAACCCCGTAAGGCTGCCGAGATGCAAGTTGTTATTCCCGGCCAAGCTGTTCCTGTTGTAACAAGAGGTATCTTCTTGGTTCAAGGAGTTTTAGGAACTCCAGCAGCAGGAGGCACAGCTTACGCTGGAGGAACAGGACAAATCACAGCTTCAACAGGATCCGCTGGTATTGCTAACGTAGCGATTGGAAAATTCCTTGGCGCTGCCGATACCAATGGCGAAACCCTCGTTAAACTCGCACTCTAAAATAAAGGATTAAAATGAGAATTAAATTAAAAAATACTCCAGAGCAAGTAGAATTAATCAAAGCTCTTGGCTCTAAGAATAGACTTGTATCAGCTGAAGCTTCTGAAGCTTTTGCCGCATTTCTTGGACCAGTAATTCAAAGGGTAATTTTACAAGCTGGAACAGCTTCTCAGATCTATACAGACGCTCCATTCGATGAGAATGATTCCCCTAGCTATCCTCTCGACTTATACTACAATGAGTTGAACAACGGATATGTTAGCGTTTGGTCTCAAACTCTAGCTGGTGGTTTGCCTAGCTCTCAAGATGTTTCTGCAATTCAAGAAGTCAAAATTGCTACTTATCGTCTTGACAGCGCTGTCTCAATCAATAAGAGATATGCCCGTCAAGCTCGTTTAGACATCATAGCTAAACTTGTTGAGCGTATGTCTCAAGAAGTTTTAATTAAGCAAGAGCGTAATGCTTGGGCTGTTCTTTTGAAGGCCCTCGGTGAAGCTTCTACCACTCCTGCTGGTGGCTCAGCCCTCAAGCACTATATTGCTGCTGGAACAGCTGGCCAATTTAAGCTCGACGACCTCAATAAACTCATGACTCGCGTCAAGAGAATCAATGAGTCTTGGGCCGGTGGTACTCCTGCTGATCCTTACAGCACTGGATTAACTGATCTTTACGTCTCTCCTGAGATCAAAGAGAAGATCCGCGCTTTTGCCTACAACCCCTTGAATACTACAAAGGGAGCTACTGGAACAACTGATACTAACGTTGGCATTGCTCTTCCAGACGGAATGAGAGAAGAGATTTATCGCAGCGCTGGTATGCAAGAGATCTATGGTGTAAACATCGTTGAGTTAATTGAGCTTGGTGTTTCCAAGAAATACAATATCCTCTTTGATTCTTACATCTCTGAGACCTCTACACTTGGTGGAGCCTTTGATCCTTCTACATATCAAATTCTTGTTGGTGTTGATAATAGCAAGGGTGCATTGATCCGCCCTGTTTCTACAAACTCAGAGACAGGTAGCCAATTCAATGTTCAACCAGACGATCAATTCCTCCAAAGAAGCGATAAGGCTGGTTTCTATGGTTCACTCGAAGAGGGACGTATCTGTATCGATGCCCGTGCTCTCTCCGGAATTATTGTCTAATCAATAATTTTTAAACTAACCCGCTGGGGAAACCCGGCGGGTTTTTTTTATTTGATTTGTAAGTGTTATGAAATATAATTAAATATGAGTAAAAAGAAAAATAAATTAGAAGAAATGTCTCAAATAGATGGCAAGGACGAAACCAAACCATCGACATTAGATCAAGTTTGGGGAGACACTGGAATTAGCAAATATGGCACTAATGACTTTGAAGAGTATAAGATTTATTTAAAAACTTTAAATAGAACAGATATTCAAGCTCATGCTATGGCAGTTGGAATTATGCCAACCGATAATCATGAAATACTTATTGCTAGACTAGAGAGAGAATTCCAAAGACATGTAAATTCTTATTTAGCACCAAAGTCTAAAAGCAAGAAAAATAATAAAATGTCAAAAGAAGTGCAGAAGATATTATCGGAGGGCCGATAATTCAGTGTAATTTTAATAAATGCCCAATTTAATTAGGTTAAAACAAATAGATCAGCCAGAGTTATCTGGTTATATTCTAAATGTTACTGATGAATATTATCCCGTAAGTAATCCTTCGGGGTTTATTTCTTCAATATCTTCTAATAGTTCTTTTCTTTCGTTAAGCGGCAATTTAAATTCAACTGGTTCTTATTTAAATTCTCAAGACAATGCAATAAGTGGAGCTTTAGATTTTAGAATAGTAAATACAGGAAGCAATTTACAAACTAAAATCTCTTCTCTAAGTGGATTAATAAATGCCACGAATTCTGATTTAGCAGTCGTTTCTGGATTAACAAATTCAGCAATAAATTCTGTTGCTGCATTAGAAGTAGAAGTTAGTGGAGCAATTAGTGGGCAAACAATATCTATAAACTCTACTATTACTGGAGTAAGTGGGGTATTAGATACAAAGATCAATAATGTCAGTGGCAGTCTTAATTCAAGAATAGTTACATTAGAGAATAACTTCGCTTCAACAGGAAGTAATTTTGTAGATTTAAATTCGAATGGTCAAACTATAGCAGGAACAAAAACTTTTAATAACAAAACTTCTTTTAAGCAAATAGAAATAATTCCATTTACAGGAAACTACTCTAATGCTGGAGGTCAAAGTCAAATATATTTCACTCAATACACTGACAACTATTCTTTTTTAGCTAGTGGAAACGGAACGGTTACTGGTGATTTGTTTGTAACTAAACTAATGCAGCAAAATAATACTGAATGTATTATATCTTCAATTATATTTACAGGATCATACTAAAGCATGAAAACGGAATATGGAGCAACAGATTCGGCAGCTAGTTCATGTGTTTTATTGTATGATTTTTTCGGGGCATCTTATGTAGGAGAGCCTACTACAAATTTATTTACTCAACCAAGCGGAAATGCTGGATTTTCAATTAAGCCAGCAGATACAGCAAGAGCTTTTTGGAAA